GCAAGAAGGGTAAGGGTAAAAAATGAGTTTATACGAAAATATTAATAACAGAAAACGTAATAACACCAGTCGGCCAAAATCTAAAAGTACAATAAGTAAAAAAGCATACGCAGATATGAAAAAAGGGTTTCCAAAAAGCAAGGGCAGAAAAAAATAATGGCTAGAAGAAAAAAAAGAATAAGTGAGGCTGAATTAAAAGGTCTTATTGGCCAACATATTAGCAATGCACAAGGAACTGATGGTGGCAACTTATCTAAACAAAGAGAAAAATCTTTAGAATATTACCTATCTGAAAAGATGGGCAATGAAGTTGAGGGTAGATCACAAGTAGTTTCATCTGACGTTCAAGATGCAGTAGAACCCCTTATGGCTAATTTATTGCGTATTTTTACTTCAAGCAATGAATTGTGGAGATGTGATCCGGTAGGTGCGGATGATGTAGAGATTTCTGAACAGGCAACAAGTTATTTAAACCATGTGTTCTTTAAAAAGAATAATGGGTGGTTGATATTGCATAATTTTATTAAAGATGCCCTTATTGAAAAGAATGGAATACTAAAAGTATTTTATTATGAGTCTGACAAGGTAGAACGCGAAGAATATGAAAGATTATCAGACGATGAATTTACATTATTAGTAGAAGATGATGGTGTTGAGGTTGTAGAGCATACTGCATACGATGACCCCAATCCAACAGGCGGTTATGGTTCACCAGAGAACCCTATGGCACAAGATATGCAACCTCCAATGGAACAGCCTCCTATGGATGCTATGCCTCCTGAAATGGCCTCTATGGAAGAAATGCCGGAAGGCGAAGAACCTTCTCAATTTGAAAAACCAAGATTACATGATGTTGTTATTCATAGAGTATATAAAAAAGGTAAATGTTGTGTTGAGGGTATTCCTCCAGAAGAATTTATTATCGAAAGTCGCGCTAAAACAATTGATGAGGCTAATTTTTGCGCACACAGAACGACTAAGACAAGGGGTGAACTAATAGAGTTAGGTTATGATGCTGATTTAGTAGAGGCATTGCCTACACAAAATACGCAAGTTTATAATACAGAAACTACTGCAAGACACCGAGATATTGAGAATGGTATAGGTTATGACACCAACGACTATGCTACACAAGAAGTTGATGTTTATGAGTGTTATATAAGGTGCGATTATGAAGGTGATGGTCGTGCAACATTACGCAAAGTAACTGTAGGCGGTGAAAATGCTGGAATAGTGTTAGATGACGAACCTTATGACACGATGCCTTTTGTAAGTATGACCCCTATTATACTACCACACAGATTTTATGGTCGATCAGTTGCAGAGCTTGTAGAAGATGTGCAATTGGTTAAAACTTTTGTATTGAGAGCTTTAAACGATAACATTTACGGAATTAACAATAACAGATTAATTGTAAACGATAGTGTTACCAATCTTTCTGATATTTTGACTAATAGACCAAATATGGTTGTTAGGGTTAAAGGTAGCCCACAAGAGGCAGTCCAATCTATGCCGGTACAATCAATTGGTGATACTGCATATCCATTATTAGAGTATTTTGACAGTCTTAAAGAAATTAGAACTGGTGTAACTAAAGTTGGTCAAGGCCTAGACGCAGACGCACTAAAATCACGAACTGCATCTGGTGTAAACCAAGTTATGACACAAGCTCAAGGCCGGATGGAATTTTTTGCAAGGACATTTTCAAATACAGGAATAAATGATTTAGGTAGAAAAATTCTTGAGTGTGTAATCAAACACCAGGACAAAGAAGATATAGTTAGAGTACATGGCGAGTTTGTACCATTTAAACCTTACGAATGGAAAGACAGATGCGATATTACTGTTACATCTGGTTTAGGTACAGGCAATAGTGCTGAAAGAATAACAATGTTAAACAGCATCCTGGAAAGACAAATACAAGCTATGGAAATACAAGGCAACCCAGATGCTCCAATTGTTAATATTCAAAAAATCTACACAACCTTGCAAAGAATAGTTGAAACAGCCGGATTAAAAGACGTAGATCAATTCTTTATGAACCCAATGCAAGGTCAAAGAGAGATGCCGGAAGAAGAACCAAAAGAACCATCAGAGTTTGAGAAAGTTTCTATGGCACAGATTGAAGGCGAAAATCAACGTAAGGTTTTAGACCTAGAACAAAAAGCCAAAGAGTCTGAATTAAGACACAAAGAAAAATTATTAGAGTTCGAGACTAAAATTAGAGATTTAGAATTAAAATATAAAACTCAAATAGATCAAGAGCAGATTAAAAAAGATACTAAGCTAACAAGCGATGCAATAAAATTAGAGGCGCAGACGCGACAGGCAAATTCACCACTACCTCCTTCCATGCCAGTCAATGCGCCTCAACCAGAACCTATGGAAATAACAGATGTTAATGCACCTCCGATGCCAATACCTAATTTACCAACGGATGTGCCAACAGAATAAATGGCCAAAAAAAGTAAACAACTAATAGAATCTATATTAACCGAACTTATTAAAGCAAAAACAATTAAAACTGTTTTGAAAGAGCATGATCTAAGTTTTCAAGCCTGGAATACCTGGTTAATTAAAGATCCGGAGTTGATGAATAGATATCATCAAACAAAACTATCGGCTCTTGATTTAGAATTATCTGATTTAGAGGATGAGTTAAGTAGAGCTATTACAGAGTCTAGAGAGAAGGGCAAAAAGGATATGTCATTCATTAATGCAATAAAGTTAAAGATGACGCATATCCATTGGAAACTTTCAAGACTAGATCCTAAAAAATACAGTAACAATAGTAACATTGTACATAAAGGCGATGTTGCTGAACCATTGATAGTAAAATTTTTAGATTAAATGGATGACGAATTAAAATTAGCAAAAGAAAATGATCGCGGTATAAGAGCCGAGACTTTGTTAAAAGATGATTTGATTGTTGAGGCCTTTGCCACTTTAAAAGAAAATTATCAAAAAGAAATTTTTAAAACTAAACTTAATGATGATGAAGGCAGAAAACATTTATGGCTTTCATACAATACAATTGAAAAAGTAGAAAAACATTTACAAGAAGTGATGCTAACTGGCAAATTAGCAAACGAACAAATAAATAATAAAAAGTTTTAATATTCTAGGTCAACCCTTATGGGAACTGACGAATATGTTTGGCAATTAAGCTAAACATCGTAAGAAAGGAATTATTATCATGAGTGATGATGGTTCAATATCAAGTGCAACTGACAGCATAGTCGGTCTTTTACAACAAACCGGTAATACTAATAACGATTTGTCAAGTTTAAGTGAAGATGCTCCCATTGTACAAAACCAAGACCCTGTTCAACAAGTAACAACTGAAACAGCAGAAACAACAAACGAGGCTCAACCGGATTCGGAAGTCGCTGTTGTTGAAGAAACTGTTGAAGAAGTTGCCGAAGATTCTATTGAGGAACAGGATATAGACCAGCCTCTAGAAACATCAGATGAGGAAATTGCAGAACCAACTTACACAGTCAAGGTTCAAGGCGAAACTTTAGATGTCAACCTAGATGAACTAAAAGCTGGATATCAGAGAGAATCAGACTATCGAAGAAAAACTGAATCTTTAAGCATAGAGAGACAGCAACATCAAGAGCAAGTTAAAAATGAAAACTCTATTTTAGAGGGAAAATTAACCAACCTTGAAAAAATGACGATGATGGCCAGGAAACAATTAAACCTGGATGCCGGTGATCTGAATGAACTTATGCAACGCGACCCTGTAGAGGGTATGCGAAAAAAACACATACTCGAACAACGCGCTATGCAATTGCAAGCGCAAGAGCAAGAGGCTCAAAAAATTCGGAATGAAGAAATGAAAAAGGTTATGCAACAAGAACAGCATAAAATGTACATGGAAATTCCTGAAATGAGAGAAGAATCTACTCGAACTAAGTTTGTGTCTGGCATGAGGGATTATTTAACAAAAATGGGATTTAGCCAACAAGAAGTAAATTCGGTTAATGACCATCGTTACGTTAAATTAATAAGAGATGGAATGAAATGGCAAAATCTTGCTAAATCAAAATCTAATGTTAATAAAAAAGTTCAAGGCACACCTAAAGTCGTAAGAGGTGGAGTAACTTCAACTAAAGCTCAACGACAGCAAAAAGTTAATGCTGATAAAATGAGTAAGTTGAAACAATCCGGTTCAATTGATGATGCAACTGCTGTGTTAAAAGATATCTTTGGTTAATCTTCTTTTTTTTTAATAAGTAAAAATGAAAGGATAAGCTAATGGCTATCGTAACAAATTCCGCTAATACCTATGCGTCTGGCGGTCAAGCTAATTCGATTCGTGAACAGCTTTCTGATGTGATTTCAAATATTTCACCTTATGAAACTCCGTTCCTATCGAGTTTAAGAAAAGAAAACGCAAAAAACACTAAAGTTGAGTTCCTTAAAGATGCTCTTGCAACTCCATCAACTTCAAACGCACAACTAGAAGGAGAGACATATAGTGCATCTGCTGTTACTGATGTAACGAGATTGGACAATATGTGTCAAATTTTTGCTAAGTCGTTTGCTGTGAGTGGTACACAAGATTCTGTGGATCACAGTTCAATGTCAACTTACTCTGCTTACGTTTTAAGTAAGAGGGCGAAAGAACTTAAGACGGACATTGAAACAGCTTTAATGCAAAACGGAGCAAAAGTTACTGGTGGTACTACTACTGCTAGACAACTTGCTGGTCTAAGATCGTGGATCGCAACTAACAGATCAAAAGGCGGAGGCTCTGGAGCTAACCCTAATGGTCTTGGAACTAACGCACCAACTAACGGAACTCAGAGAGCTTTAACTGAGGACTTACTTAAAGGAGTTCTTAAAGACATCTGGGATAATGGCGGAGATGCTAAAAACATCTATGTTGGTTCATTTAACAAGCAAAAAATTTCATCAGTATTTACTGGTGGAGCAACAGCAGTAAACAGAGAAACTAAAGACGCAACAGTCTATGGTGCAGTCTCAGTTTACCAGTCCGACTTCGGTACTTTGACTATAAATGCGTCAAGACACCAACAAGCTAGAGACTTATTTGCTATTGACCCTGATCTATGGGCATTGGCAACTCTAAGAGACTATAAAGTTGAAGAACTTGCTAAAACTGGTGATGCAAAACATTGGTTATTAACTTGTGAACATACTCTTATCAGTAAAAATGAGGCTGGTAATGGTTGTGTTGCAGATTTAACTACATCGTAATCACTAATAAGTGGGGGTCATATTTTGACCCCTACTTTATAATCATTCTAAAGAAGGACAATAAATGGAATACAGAGATAAAAGTACATCTAAGGTAGCAATTGGTACTACATCGGCACAATCAACAGCTATTGAAGTTGGGATTAGTAATGTAAGAATAATTACAACTGTTGATGCACATTTTGTTATTGGTGTTAATCCAACAGCAACAGTTAATGATGCCTTTATACCAGCGAAAGCAGAATTGTATGTAGGTATTTCATCTGGTGAAAAAGTAGCATTAAGAACAACAACCGGAAGTGGATCAGCTTTCGTAACCTCACTTACAAAATAAGGAAATATCATTATGGCAATCGGAGGATATCCAACATCCTATATACTAGGAAA